TGTCGTTTGGTCTTCGTTGATCGTGACAATCTCCCACGTAGTAGCAGTCTGGTACAAGAGATAGTCAACGCCGTCAAGCTCACAATTCGCAATGCAGGTTTCCCGCGCCGGGAACATCGGAATACCTGATACCGTGATCGGTGATTTAGCTTCCTCTACTTTTGCTATTACATCCTCGATGGTAGGCACCGTTGTAACCTCCGAGAATCCGCGTGTCGTCGGTTGCGTTATGTTCGGGGTGTACTCTGGATACGCGCCTATCGTGTAGACATCTTCATCGTAATCAACCAGAGTCAGAACATATCCAGAATCATCACGGTCAATTCCGGTTATGAGCATGGGAGAGGTGATCGTATCGAATGCGCCAGCGTTAAGGTATCCGTATGAAAGGATATCCCCAGCGTGCGGGATCGCGGGCGCGGTCAACGTATTTATCGGGACAGTGAAGACGATCTCTTTTGCCATGCCGTCCGCAATCGCGGTATACGCTTTTGACAGTGGAGTGCAATACGTGTCTGATATACACTCGATAATCATGCCATACCCGGACGCCGTGGCAGACTGGTACTCAATTGGATCGTACAGTATCAAGCCGGTCATGTTCGTACCGGACATTACCACAGACTGGATTTCCGCGGAACCTAAACCAATCTTAAGGGATGGATGCTGGACAAGCACTTTCGACAACGGGGTGTAGAACTGTCCTTCCGCGCCAACGGATACCGTGACTTCTTTTTGCCGGAATATCTCCTGTGCCATAATGCGCCGCGCAACGTAGACGGCCTGTGCATAGGAAGTGATTCCCCTTGTGCTCATGTCCCTGATAATCGCCGTACCATTCCGCGTGTAGCCCGGACGCATGACGATTGCAGAGTCTGCCTCCCACGTTGCGGACTCTGTGTACTTTACCCGCACCCCGTCGGTTATGGGGGATATGTCTTTCAGATTTTTGAAAGAGATTACGTTCTGCGTGTTGAGTACCGCAATAGCATTTTCCCGGACATCATCATAGACAACCGATATCTTTCCCGTGTAGGAACGGTAAAGAGAGGCAAAGCAGGTTGTGCAAATTGCTTTTAAGACTTCCTCTTTTGTTTCTCCATCGGTCAGGACCATGTTGCATTCAAGATTATTTGTATCACAGTATTCATAAAGTTCCCCGAATGCGTCGAGGTCTAACTCTGAGTCAGTACATTTCGAAGGGTTATGGCTTGCAGACGTGAGGACCTCAAGTAGCCACGCGGCAGGATTACTTGTCGCTGTTTTCGTGGCAGACCATACCGTGCCGTTCCATGTACGCGCAACGCCCGAGGCGATGATATTTATCTTGTCAAACTTATCTTCAATGCTTTGCGTAGCCTCTACCGTGATCCCCAAGAGACAGCACTTGTACCGCTCGGGGTCATCCATAACAACTTCCTGCACAAAATTGTTTGCAGTTGTCGAAAGATCGGGATTGTATAACTCGCTTGACATCCATGGAATTGAAACGGTATCAACAGCTGATCCGTCATATATATTTGTCGAGCATGATATTTTCAGCATGATCGTATCGGTCAAGTTTTTAACCTGTGCGTATCCGGGAACAACTTTCAGCGTCCGATAGAATTGGTAGCGGGTATTTTTCTTGACTTTGAATGTTCCATCCCAGCCAATTATGGATGATATCGAGAACTCGTCTTCCGGGATAAACACTTTTGAGGCAACCCACGTTGTGCCACCGTCGTAAGATATTTTAGCGTTGAAGGTCAGCTCCCGTGCCTTCTCGTCTCCATCGTCATTGTAGTATCTGAGTCCGTCGAACTGCATACAGACAACGGCAGACTTTGCATATTTTGGAAGCGTTAAAATGATATCTTCGTAATCGGGATCATCTGCCTTTTTAAGCTCAACGCCTACCGACGTTTGAACCATGCACCGATTATAATCAGCAGTAACAAACTTGCCGCTTGTCTGCTGAGATATTTCAATCTTAGTTGCATAATGCCTTCCGAGAAATGGGGAATCGCCATCAGCGGAATATACTGCATCCTGTGGGGTAGATCCGGTAAATGTTTTTATCCTGACATCATCGGTATCAATAGATTCAAAAAGTAATTTCTGGTATCCGCAATTCAAAACCATTGTGTTCAACTCAACCATGCGTAGCGGTACATATGTTGCACTTGCTCCTACCCACGAAGCTCCGGCGGGAACCTGCTTCCACTGATCCATAAGTTTGTATGGTGTAAAGAAGTTTCTACCGATGAAATATGGGACGTACTTGTTTTCGTTTGACTGATTCGATGCACCGCGCAAAGTAGGGGAGCTTATCACGTCCTGATTGACGCTATTGGCAAGCGCCTCAAGCTCTGCAACCTGCTTGCGCATTTTGTATGCCTGATAACCAGTATACACCGCGCCTATCAACGCAATGGCAATAAAGACTACCGCAATCACCGTGCTGTGAGGGATTGCCCTGAGCACAATTATATCGCCCTCTTGCACGATATGGTCCGGAGTTGCCAGCTTGCCATTTACCAGTATAACTTGATCGGCAAGTGCCAACTCCGGGAAGTTTGCCTGTATGGTTTTCCCCGGTTCAATCACTACCGCTGAGTAAGTGTCTGATAAATCTTTATACCTGATAGCTTCCATGTTATACCTCGAAGAATGAAACGCCGGGGATAGATTCTATCGGGACAACCTGTACCCCGGAGAACGTCATGTGAACACAAAGTTTTTTGCTGACCATATAGCCGATATGAAGAAGGCCCTGATACTGCCACTGTGCAATAAACCCCGCCGATGGATACGGTCGCTCATTTGCTCCGAATGAAGTAACGTAATCAAATAGTTCTTCACGCGGGATGCTGTAGACATACGCGATATCTTTCAGTTCCCGCCCTGACCGGCGAAACAATTCTATCACCAGCCCGTAGCAGTCCATTCCGTTTTCATCGCGCCCGTTTTCTTTATATGGGACTAGCAACAGGTCTTCATATGTCACGGTAAGCCCCTCGCTATGTCACTGGTTATGATAATTGACGGGAATGTCATTGACAGCCGGTCGTCCTTCTCATAGGTGAAGGTCGCTTTCGTCATACCCCAATTAACTGAACCTGTTGTATGATGATAAACCCTGATTGGTGTAATCGTCGAATCTGAATTGATAGCGCCGACAACCTCAAGAATAATTGAGCGGTTGCTTTCGATAAGGTCTATTATCAAATCATCTTTGCCGCAATAGATTGATAGTGTCCCGCCGCCGTCGAAGCCAAGTACGTCAGCAGACGGCTTGTACTCGAGCGCCGTTGCCGTGTAAACATTGCCGTCGTATGTCTTGCTTTCGGTGTCTCCGACGTACCTGAGAATGGTAGATGAATCTGCGTTGCTTAGTTTGATAAGCCACGGAAGGGAATAGGACCCGGACCTGTCTGTCAGGAGGTTAAAAATGCTTGTCACATTTCCTCCACTTCAATCGTAACTTCTTTATGTAACTGACCTGTTACAGAGTATTGTGATACCGGTCGGTATTCTGTGTTTCCACTATGAGTGATAAGGTCGGTAAAGAAAAACGAAAGAGCGCCGGACGCAAGGTTGTAGTCCCACCAATTAACGAACGTCCGATACTCGCTATCGACCCCATCGTCTATGAAGGTCAGTATAATCGAGTGTACCTTTTTGTTTACACTATTTTTCTGGAACGTCCGCGCCTTGCCGGACTCGAACTCTACGCGCTCAACGTTATCGCCGGGGGCAGTGTCCATTCCATATGCGTCTTGATTTACACCGACAGGCCATGTGATTGCCATACGTCCCCCTAGTTATTTAATCTTACACCGTTAAAGTTATTTTGCATAGTGCGATATGAAGTATTGTATTTACCATCGGCCATGCTCTTTGCTACCGTGCGATTGATAACAACTTTAATACCGTCTTCCGTGACAGTCGCTTTCGCATTTACGTCATTTGCCGCATTGTTATAAACATTCACATTTGCACCGCCGCCGCCTGAGTTTATTTTATCGAATAAGTTTCGCTGTTGACTTGCGTTCAATATCATCTCGCCAGAGTTTACCAGCGCCGGGACTTTATCTCCCGTGTAACTTGTGCCGGGAACAATACCTCCCGTTGCGTATGATGGAGGTACCGGCTTGTTAGCTACAATCGTTGCTACCTGTGCAAGACCTGCCGCGGTTATCATCGCCGCAAGCGCGGGGCCGAGATATGGACCTCCCTGTGCAAGCGCGTTTGTTGCACCCAAGGCTGTGTTGGCTATGCCGGATAAAAGGTCGGCACTCCAAGACCACATATCAAGTTTGTATTGTTTCTCTGCCGCTTCCTTGTCTATCTTTTCAAGCGCGGCTTCATACTCTTCTGCCGATATCTCGCCATTCTCATACTGTTCTTCAATCTCTGCCGTCTTTATTGCCGCTTCGTCCTCGATCATCTGCGTGCCAAGTTCAGATATACTTGCCATGGTTGTCTGGTACTGCGATGCAAAGTCATTGACGATAGACAGCATATTTTCTATGCGCTTTGCGTTCTCTTCTTCCTCTGCCTTTGTTATTCCTTTCTCAAGTTTCTTTCGTGCAGTTGCGTATTCGTTCTGAATCCTGATCTTATCGTCCATCGTGACTTGTTCGTTCGTGATTGTCTGCCTGTATAGTTCATCGAGATTGGCGAGCTGTTCTGTCATCTTTACAGATTCAGCCCTGTCGTCAACTGAGGATATAGCAGACATCGCCGCGTCAAGTTGGTCTTGAAGTTTTGCGGACTCTTCAAGTAGGCGGTTCTTGTCTTTGATAGCCGCGCCCTGTTCCTGCACAATACCAAGCCAGTCTTTTGCTATCGCGCTACTGGTAGTGACAAGGCCGTTCGATTCTGAAATGAGTGAAACATACGCGGACATATTTGCGTCGAGGATCGCCATTTCGTCGGCTTCTACGCCTTCCGCCTGTGCCTTTAACTGGATAGCCTGAATTGCTTTGTCACGCGCCGCCGTTGCCTGTGCGATATAATCGGAAAGCGCCTTGTTGTCGGTTTTCTGTTTTGCAAGTCGAGCGGCTTCTTTGTCTTCTTCCTCGCCTTTGTACCGTGCAGTAATAGCCGCGCTTTTCATAGCGTCGTATTCTTGCTTGAGTAGCGCTATGCGACGTTCAAGGTCGGCATTGTATTTTTTAACATCAACCCCGGCAAGTTCAAGCTCTGCTTTTGCCTGTCGAGTTTTTGCTATCTGCGAATCAAGAAGGGAAATGGTTTCAAGAATCTCTTGTGCCGCGCCGGTTGCACCATATTCAGTGGCCTTCCCTCCAGACCGCGCCGCCGTTGTTTGCTCTTCGTATTCGCGCGTTGCCCTTTTCGCAGACGCCCAGCCGCCTATCAACTCAGTGAAGAATAGCCGTATCGGAGCAATGCCCTTTTCAAAGCCAGCGCCAAACTCTTCCTTGAGGTCGCCTATCGCGTTGTTAAGTTGCTCTTGCGTCCCGGTTGCTTTTGCAGTTTCAGCCGCGATGCCCTTGTACCGTTCAGCCATTAGCTTAGTAGCCGCGCCGTTCTTGAGCTGTTCAGACGTGAGGGCCTTGATCTCAGGAATTGACTCTCCCAATTCGCCTGACAGACCGCCGTATGATTTATTGAGATTGCGGACCGCACCGTCAAGACTGAAAGCCCCGGACGCGGCCATGTCGAGCGATGCAGACATAATCTGCATGATCTCATCTTGAGTACGTCCTGCCGCCGCAAGTGACGCCATGAATGGGAGTAACTCCTCATCGCCGGTAGTAGACAGTCCTTGCAACTCGCTTGCGTAGGCTTTGAGCTGCACGACAGATGAGTCGGTCAGATAGGGATTATTCTTTGCCGCCGCTTCTAGTTGCGTTTCGGCTTTTTCTTGTTTCTTGTAGGCGTCTGACAGGTCGGATACAACGTCACCGACAATCTTTATGGCCGCCGCCGCTCCAGCCATTTTGAGCGCCATCGCGCCGAATGCTTTTCCAGTACCATCCGTTGCTTTACCTGCGGTTTTGAGCTTCTTATCAAGACTGACAAGACCTTTATCAACTCCGGTCTCGTCAAGCTTTGTGCCTATCTTTACATAGCTGTCGCCCATGGTTTACCTCAATTAAATTGCGCGTCGAATCTTTCCTTAGCCTCTTGATCTTCCTTGCTCATCTTAACAGGTAACGCCCATATTCTTTTCATCTTTGCAAGCTCTTTATTGTTTCCCGTCGATGAACGGTATCCGATTATCTCGTTTAGCTTCGTGTCAATGATCCCTGAAAGTAGCGCCCTGACTTTGTGCCAATGCAATTCCTTTTCGTATAAGTCAACGCCGTAGCATTGATAGATTGCCGCATAAATGTAGTCGGCGTCGATCTTGTAATCAAGCACTGGATCGCTCAAGCCTTCACTACGCGGTATCTCTTTTGGCTCTGAAAAGAATAGGTTGAGCGCATCAATC